CTGTTGTATAGCAACAGTGCTGTCTTGTTTTAGTTGTTCCAATTCTTCTGGTGTAGTACGAGATATGTGTCTATGGGCCATCGTGAAATGATCGCAAGATGATTGTCTAATTATTTTATCTCGTTTCAATGGAGTTTTCAACCACACTTGAAATACACACTTCACTGGTATTGTTTTTCCATCTCCATCTTTAAACTCTGATACAGAACTTTCGTGAAGTAAATGTAAATATGGATGTACCCTATTGATAAAGGTAGACTTGGAAAAGATAGCAGGCAAAACAAACGCAACCACATCAGAGTTCTCAGCACTGATGTTGAGAAACTTCATTGCTATCTTACCACGACGACCAAAGGGAGGATTGCCTATAGTAATGTTCTTACCTTCGGGCCAGATAAAATCAAAAAAGTTTTGTTCGGTAATCTCTCCGGCTATCTTGGGGTAACTCCATCCAGTAATATCAATATCAATACCAATTCTTTTGTCTGGTGGCATAGCAGAAAGGAACGCGCCTCTACCTGCTGATGGTTCTATAAAGTTATCAAAATCAGCTCCAACAGTATCAACAACTATGTCATAAAGATCGTGTGCAGTTCGCCAAGGAGTATAGAACTGTTCGTATTTTATTTCCCTAAACTTTGAAGTCTGCGAATCGGTCAACGATATCTTCCTCTTGTCCTGTGTCTACCATATCATCTTGAGCAGTTTGATTTACATCATACAATTTCATTCGTGATCTATCTACACCAATGATAAACTTCTTGTTTGATGTTGGATCAGCATATCTATTCTTCAACTGCTTGACTAACATCTGATTCAGTTCTTCTAGTTCTTCTGTCTGTATCAAAGCAAACATAAAGTCAGCAGTCGCAGGTAAACCAAACGACTCGGATGTATCTTCAAGACCAATATCGGTTGATACGAAACCAGTTCTGGTTGTTTGTGTTGCTGACATAATGGGAAGATCATACTCTACAGCAAGACCTCTCATCTCTTCAGCGATTGCCTTAATGTATGTGTAAGAGTTTACATTAGCGCCGGCACGGAATCTTGTTGATGCACAGATGTTAATGTAATCAACGAATACCAAATCTGGCGTAAAATCTTTCTTTAGTTTTAGTTCATTGAACAAAGAACGAAAGTGTCCGCAATGCGCAGATGCAGTCGGATATTCCTTGACTATCAACTGACCTTGTGTTTTCTTTTTGACTCTCTCAAACTTACTTTCATACATATGTTTTGGCAAGTCGTGTAGATCATCCATAGTGATGTTCATTAGATTGGCATCAATACGTTCTGCAATCTTTTCTTCTGCCATCTCCATTGTGATGTACAATACATTCTTACCCTGCATCAATGTTGCCGCAGCAACGTGACACATGAACAGAGACTTACCAACACCAGTGCCGGCGATAGCAATATTCAATGTCTTGTTTGGCATACCACCTTTGGTGATACGATTAAAGAAATCTAAATCAAAAGGTATCTTTTCTTCTGACCTGTTGTAGAATTCATATCGTTCATCAGATTGTTCTATGTAGTCGTGACCAATATGTTTATCAAAAGATACTGAAAGAGCTTGGGTCAATAAACTCGGTAGAGCATCTGGTGTTTGTTCTTTATCCTTACCTTCTATGATATGGATACTATTGAGAACAGCATTGTAAATAGCTTTATCTTTACACCACTGTTCTGTCTGGTCAGTCAACCACTCTAGACCTACCTCATCATTCTCTAGACTTTCTAGATACTCTAATGATGTTTTGTAGTGTTCATCATTTAGAGTTGCCTTCTGTAACTCAATGGCAAGTGCTGAGATAGTTGCCGCACTCTTGTACTCATCAGCATATTGCCATATTGATTTGAATATAACCTTTTCAATACCGTCTTGGAAATATTCTTCTTTTATAAATGGGATAACTTTTCTGGCATAATCCTCATTGAAAATCAGATTGCTCAGTATCGTCGTTTCCAATCTTTTCACTAACTTCATCTTCTAATCCTTCATCCAAAACCGTCATAAGTATGTCGCCAACTACTCTGTTGAATTCATCCAACGTATCTTCATTGACAACCCCATCTTTATTATACAATACATCGTACCTAAATGTCAAGGGTATTGTATCAACTTCTTCTAAATTTAATCTGTTGCCATCTTCATCGTGTATTGGCAACTTGACATCTCTGTAAGTCCAAACCACTCCTTCAAACTGACCAGCCTGTAATCTAAATGCTTGTTCGTCTGTTTCTTTGTGGTAGACGTAATGAAAATCATGCATAGTGACAATACGAATGTATAATGTATTTTCTATCCGATATAGGTCTACGACCTGCGTGATAGTATTGCCACGTTGGTGGGAACATTAACAATCGTCCTCTCTTTGGTGTTACTGTGTATGGAATATAAGTTCCAGGCTTGTGTAGTCTTAGAAAGACTGTCTCACCACCTTTCTCTACATCGTTGAGGTAGATAAAGAAGGCAAGAAATCTTCGTGCAGTCTCATGGTTCAACACATCAACATGAGGATCGAAACGGTCATAGTCGTTTGCAAGATATCGTTTCATTCTCACTGCCTCGTAACCATACTTCTCTGGCCACATCTTATCATAGATGTTACAATCTAGTTTGTAATGTAAGATGTAATCTTGAAACAACTCAAGCAGTCCTTTCTGAACATCGTCCCAACCGTGTGTAAACAAGTTCAGTTGTTCAAACGAGATAACATTATCACCATCTTCTTGATGTACCGTTTCAAATGTTTCATGAGCATCTTCAAACTTATTGATAAGTTCTTTACAACTGACTTCATCAATTACATCATCATAGACTTGTATGTAATCATCCATATGTAAACTTCTCTTTGGCAAACGCATCAAGTTTCTCCATCACTTCTGGTGTAAAGTATTTTTCTGGATCGTTGTTGATAGTTTTACCGAATGTCTTTGTACCGTCAGGCAATTCAATTCGTGTTGATACTGCATTGAATACTCCAGCTTCTACGGCAAGTTCTAGAAGTCCATAATATCTATCTAAACCCTTCGTGTAAGACAACCTAACGTCTACCATTTGATTTTCTTTTGTCATTCGTGACTTGTATGTCTTGCAATGAACAATGTTACCTACGACTTCTGTGCCCTCTTTCTCTTTCTTCTTTGAAAGGTACACAATGGTTGATGCAGCATACTTGAGTCCACTACCACCACCCATTTCTTTCTGTGGGAACATAGACCCAACAACATCATAAGTGTGGTTAGTCATAATCATAGGTACACCCATCTTACCTAGTTTCAAAGTCAACACTCGGAAGGTTGCCTTTACAATCTGGGCGCGGGTCATATCTTTTGTTTCTTTACCTGCCTCTGTATCTTCAATCTCTTTTGTTGTAGATAACATACCAAGACTATCAAGACATAACAACAAAGGTTTACCTTCACCTGTTTGTTCATATGCCTCTAACACTTGTAGTGCTTGATAACGGAACTCTTGTACCGTTGTGACTGGCAGAATAGCCATTCGTGCGGAGTCAATGTCTCTTGACTCAATCATGTCCTTTGTGATAGCGGACTCTGATTCAAAGTAGACAACATTCGCTTCGGGGTCGTTGTCTAGGAAAGTTTTACATACCCCTAATGCGAAGAAGGTTTTACCAGTCGCACTTTCACCAGCAATTGCCGTAATTTTATTATTGGGTAGACCACCGTGTATAGAACCAGATACCAAAGCATTAAAAATATGAGAACCAGTATCCACATACCCACTAACATCAGCGGCATCAACGCCTTCAGCAACGATTGAACCATACTTGTTCCCTGTCTCACGTATAACATTTTTTAAAAAACTCATTCATTATTCTCCAAAGTATTTATTTAGGTTTGAGGACTGACCATATTTGTAAGCATCTCTCCAACGATACCTCAACTTAATAATCTCTCCTATATTTTTTCTAGTGACTGATCCAGATTCTTTTACAAAGTCTGGATACTTCTCAACTAATTTTCTATGTTCTTCATTATACATAGTCGCATCACGATACTTAGAACAACCACCATCTTGCCACCATTCAGACTTTTGTGTAAAAATATCGGACATTCTTATCTTGTTTCCTCTACTAAGAAATTCTATCTGCCACATACTATCCTGTCCTACATAGGTGTAAGTCCAATCTACGTCATCAATAAACTTTGATATCAATTCTCCGTTCATAGTAAAACCAGAAAACATACCCAAGTTGTCTTGATGTAGTTTTCCTAGTGGTGGTAGTGATGTTTCTCTATGTCCGCATTGTATGTATCCATCATCCAACCAACCACTGAAAGTATCATACATTTCATCAAAGTCGGATTCTGTCATCTTTCTTTTAGAACCTTCCATATCAGATGAACCAGTTGTGTATTTTATGTTTCGTCTATAGAATACTAAGTCATCATCATACAAAGTAAATCTGTTTTTACCGACAGCATAAAAAATCTGTCTGCGTGTTTCTGAAAGTCCTATGTTATCACCAACGACCATGTATTCTACATCTCGTTTATGTTTTGGTCGTTCATGTTCTTGTACAACAAACACAACTTGTTCTTTATGTTTATCTGGCAAATTATCAAAAGTGATTTGATTATCTACTCTACCTAATGTTGGAATGTATATTTTCATAAACATTCATCCATCATTTTTCTAAACATCTCATAGTATTCATCTTGACTAGGCAATATGGATGTGTAGTTGTTTCTTATATCATTTAATTGTGTACCATCTAAAGATAGTATCTTCTCTCGTAAGTCCTCAAAGGTACTCACTCGTTGCCAGTCATCAATATTATATGTGTTGTTGATATCATAGTCACCCCATACAAAAGGAACTAGACCCACAGATATTGCTTCTGGGTATCTTGATGTTGTTGCTGTTGGGTCTAACCAATTGAAACACAGAGTACACTTGGCACGTTCTATCATTGGGTACAATACTTTCCACTCTTTGATCCATTTGGCATCTCGTTTGACACCAGAAGGAAACCCACCAACTAATACTGTTGATATGTCTGGGTCTTTGTAAATTTTTCTAATAGTTTTCTCTCGTTCATTTTTCTCAGACGGTTTCATTCTACCCCAATAGGCAAAGTCTCTATCTTTAGGTGTGTCCATCATCATTGATAATGGGTTCTTCAAAGTCTGAATAAAATGATACTTCATTCCATGTATGTTAGCAGGAAAGTCAATCTCATCTATCGTATGAAAGTCACCCAGGGTAACATCTTTGAATGTGTTTTCTCTGTATAACTGTTCCGTATCACCACGGTCTGATCGCCAGATAATAACTTTCTTACCTTCCATGTATGGGGTAAACTCTTTCACAAAGTTATTTGATGTTTCTAAATCTCTTTGGTCAATCTGCGGGTCACCGTGATATCTAAACTCATTGTCAGATGGTATCACTACCACATCAGCATCTTTG